ACCTTAAAGTTATCAAAGAAGATACTATCAGCAAATGGGACAAATTAGGGTTCCTTGAAGGTCTTAAAGGCCACCTAAAAGAAAATGTTGCACAATTGTATGAAAACCAAGCGTCACATTTGATTAACGAAGCGACTTCGGAAGGTTCTTCAGGTTCATTTGAAACTGTTGTATTCCCAATCGTTAGACGTGTGTTCTCTAAATTGTTAGCGAACGAAATCGTTTCTGTACAAGCTATGAACTTACCAATCGGTAAATTGTTCTACTTCGTACCTAAAATCCAAGGATACTCAGGTGGTTCTGCTACTTCAAGTGGTGAGCACTACGCACCAATCGGTTCTCCTGGAAACTACCCTGGTGACACACAAGCAGGTTACCAAGGTCAAGGTGCATATGCTAAAAACCTTTACGATTTATTCTACGAAGGAAACGAAGCAGCTCTTGACCCACCTGGATTGTTTGACTACTCTAAAGGTCGTTGGGAAGCTATCACTGCAGCAACTACAGTTGTTAAGTGGGTTAACGGTATGATGTTACCTGCTAACGAAACTAATGACGCTGACTACATCGGTAACAAGAGAAAAGTATTGTTGAGAATGTGTGGTTTTGCTAACACAGGTGTTGGTAAAATGATTGGTCCTGACGGTAACGAGTATGACACAGAATCTTTCTTGTCTGACCTTATCGTTTACGCACAATCAGACTTGAAAATTTCTGCAACATCACCATGTACAGTTTCTTCTGGTCCTCTATTGTTCAGAGTGGTAACTCAAAAATATGGTCAAGGAATTGTTACTCCTAACTATAATCAAGCAACAGCAGCGTTCTCTACTCAAGGTAACGGTGGTGTTTATAACGACGTTTGTGACGTGAATGGTTGTATCTATCTTGAAGTAGACCTTTCTTGTCCAGCATGTCCTACTTGTGGAGCTGACACTATCGACGGTTACACAGGAACTACTATCACTGGTATCACTTCAGGTACATCTTTCGGAACTGCGTTCAGACGTTACGAAGAGTTAGAATTCGAAGACAAAATTGGTGAAGTTTCTTTCGACCTTCAATCTGTAACTGTAACTGTTACTGAAAGAAAGTTAAGAGCACAATGGTCTCCTGAATTAGCTCAAGACGTTGCAGCATTCCACAACATCGACGCTGAAGCTGAATTAACAGCTTTATTGTCTGAACAAGTTGCAGCTGAAATTGACCGTGAAATCCTTCGTGATTTACGTAAAGGTGCAGCTTGGAACTTACGTTGGGACTACAACGGATGGAGAAGACTGTCAAACACAACTTCTTACACTCAGAAAGACTGGAACCAAACTTTGATTACAGCAATCAACCAATTATCTGCACAAATCCACAAGTCAACTCTTCGTGGTGGAGCTAACTGGATTGTTGTTTCTTCTGAAGTTTCAGCTATCTTTGATGACTTAGAATACTTCCACGTATCTAACGCATCTCCTGAGCAAGACCAATATAACATGGGTATTGAAAGAGTAGGTACTTTAGCTGGTCGTTACCAAGTTTATCGTGACCCATACTTCCCACCAAACCAAGTATTGGTTGGTCATAAAGGTACATCGTTACTTGACACTGGTTACATCTACGCACCGTATGTACCACTTCAATTAACTCCAACTATGTACAATCCGTTTAACTTCACACCTATCAAAGGTATCATGACACGTTACGCGAAGAAGATGGTAAATAACAGGTTCTATGGTAGAATTACTGTAGACGGTGTTAGAACATTTGATTTAAGAGAGTTGAGATAATCTAAATCTTAAATAATATATAAAAAGGTCAGAGAAATCTGACCTTTTTTATTTATCTTAAATATACTATAGATTTTTTGGTTACAATATAGTATATTTATATTATATGAAAAAATACATCCCTACTCAAAATGAAATACATATTATACTTAAAATGTATAATGAAGAACTTTTAGGTTCTCAAAAAATATCTGAAAAAGTTGGGTTACATAAACAAATTGTTTTAAGAATTTTAAGAGAGAATGGTGTTGTCATGGGTCCATCAGGAAGACGTTTTACTGGTGGAAGAAAAGTTGCAATGAAAAAATACGAATCAAAACCTGAAACAAAAGAACGTAAAAGAAAAAATTATGATTCTTGGTATAACCAAAATAAAGAACATCGTAAACAATACCTAAAAGAATACCGAGAAAAAAATATTGAAAAAATTCGTGAGGTTAAAAGAAACTATGAAAAACATCGTAAGGATACTGACCCCATCTATAAGTTAATTTCAAATTTCAGGACTGCGATATATCAGGTGTTGAAGGAAAATAATGTGGATAAGAATGGTCATTACTTTGAGGTTCTTAAGTATACACCTGAGGAATTGATTAATCATTTAGAGAAACAATTTACTGATGGTATGACGTGGGATAATTATGGTCAATGGCATGTTGACCATGTGATACCTATTTCTGTTCATGATATACATGAGATTGGTGATGATGAGTTTATGAGATGTTGGTCTTTAAGTAATTTACAACCTATGTGGGGTGATGAAAATATTCGTAAATCAAACAAAATTTTGTGATATTTATATGAATAATGAAAGATAAATCACATTTAGAAAACGTATCTGACAAGATTATTATTTTAATCTGTAAAGAAATTCTTAAACAAACTGAAGAACATGATTTAGACGATAGAAAATTTATTAGGGTGTGTGATGAAGTTTCTGTTAAGTTATTTGGTGATACTATGAAACACATTGACCTTGATTACATGTCAAAAATTTTGGAAATAAATCCTGATATTTTGAGTAATGATAAGGATGTTAAACTTTTAAGACCTGAGTTTAATCTTTTTAAATTTGATTATATTGAGAAACGAACAGAATGGAGGTTGAATACGTATACTCATGAGATGGGTACTTATCATGACGATATTGAACCTATTGTTGATTTCATGTCAAGGGAGGGTGAATTTGATTGGTGGGATTCAATAAATACGGATAGTGATATATTAGATTCCGATATTGACGATACGTATATTAATCGAAAAAGTATTTTAAAAATTAATTAATATATTTAAAAACATTTAATTTTTACCATATTTATCAATGATAAATCCCTCTTCTTTATGGTAAAAAAAGTTAAATTTCGCTTCTCTAATGATAAAAATGTTTATGATTTGAACATGTCTGTTCCTGATTTTAAAAAGACTGATGAAAATGTTTCAGAGGTTCACGGTGAATATAGGGGGACTTACATTATTTTAAGTAAAAATGAGTATGAGAAAATTCTTAATTAGTTTAATTTTATTAATTCCTTTATTTGTTTTTGGACAGTTAAGGGATTCTGTGTTGGTTAAATCACCTATTTTCAAGGTTATGTATTCTGAGACATTGCAACAACCTAAATGGATTGAGTATCATGTTGCGTGTGGTGAGGGGGATTTTTCTCGTAAGGGTTTGGACTTTTATGTTTGTGATTCTGTTAAGACATCTGACGGTGGTGATTATGAGGGTAATGTTTGGGACAAGGGTCATTTAGCACCTGCGGCTGATTTCAACTGTAACAAGGATTATTTAAAAATGACTTTTTCATATTTGAATTGTGTGTTACAACATGAGAAGTTGAATCGTGGGGTTTGGAGATTGCTTGAGGCGTATGAGAGGGATTTGTCCAAGAAGTATTCTGTTGATGTTAAAATCAAGATGGTATATTCAAAGAAATCTATTGTCTTGAAGAGTGGGGCAACTGTTCCTGATGGATTCTATAAAACAATTAAGTATAATAAGGTTGTTGAGGTTTATTATTTTAAAAATGAACCACCTATAACTAATGACTATAAAAAATATAAGATTAAATAATTTTTGGGGTCAAATGACCTCAATTTTTTTTGATGTTAGAGATATTTATAAAAAAACATATTTAAATGGAAAATGTTAATGATATATTAAAACGTCAACTTTTGTTGATGAAATTTGATTCGGGTGTTACCTTGAAGGAAAACCATGAAAAGGTTTTGGGAAAAAAATCTTTAATTAATGAAACAAAAATTGGTAATGTTGAGGTATCTTATTATGGAAGAACTTTAAAAGTAATTAATGATTTTACAATAGAGAATCGAAAAGGTGGTGATGATTTAAGATTACTTTCAGGGACAATCTTTGTAAAAAGAGATGACACATCTTTAATTGCTAAAAATACTAATTATAAATTTACGACTGACTATGCAAATTCCGATGTGGAAGATGGTCAAGGAGATGTTACATATTTTTGTACTGAAAAACAATTTATGGCTCAAGGTAGAAATCAAACTTATAAATTAGAAGAAGGTACAACAGAATTCCAATCACAAAAAGCATTTGATGATTTATGTGATGAGTTACCAGGTGGAGAAACTACTACAAAACAAGAAGCGGGAAATCCTGAACAAAAACAAAGTAGTGGTGGGTATACTCACGCTAAACAAGGATGGACTATGGAAAGTGTGAAAATAAAATTCCCTTGTTTGAGTGGTAATGATTTTGCTTGGAATGATGTAATGAATGACGGTAATGGTGATGTTGTTAAATTAAATTTGGGTAAAAATAAAAATGGTCAGGACATTTACGGTAAGTTATATCTTCAAGATGGATATATGAATTTATGGGACCCACCATATACAAAAGTTGGGGCGGATAATTATTATATGACATGTAATACTAATGGTAAATTAGGTTTCATGACAGGTCAAAATTTTTATAAGACAAATTCATCAACTAAAGGACCACAAATGGAGTCAGTAAATAAATTTGGTAAACTTATAAAAGAGGAAATTGATTTGGAAGTTATTAATGCCGTTGGTGGTGTTTCCGGTCAAAAACAAGCTGATAACGCTGGTGGTCAAAAACAAGCTGATGGTAACAAAACAAAACTAAGACAAAAAGGAAATAATAATTCGGTTTGTGTAAATAAAGTGCAAAATTTATTAAAAGAGTTTAACACATCATTTAATGTGAGTGGGTCAATGGACTCGAATACTTTAGTTGAAATAATGAATCAACTTAATGAGTTGGAAAAATCTTTAAATGTTAAAAAAGATGAAACTGCGGTTATTGAAAAAACTAAATATTTACCATCTTTTGATATTACTCAACCTTAAAAATTTAAAAAAAAATGGGATATAAATTTATATTATCAGAAAGTGAAAAAAAAGAAATTCTTAATAAACATAGTTCATATAAGAATTTTTTGAATGAAGAATCTGTAACTCCAAGTATTTTGGATATACAACTTAAACTTGTAACTCTTGGATTTGCTGAATTATTGGGTCCTACTAAGGCTGACGGTAAATTTGGTAAAAATACCTGTAACGCTATTTTAAGTGCATTAACATCGTTAAAACAAAAACGAGGTAGTGGGACAAATGAAGTTTTACCTGCACCTATAAATGGTACGCCTAAAGTTGAAACTCCTAAGGTTGAAACACCTAATGTTGAAACTCCTAAAGGTGACGGTAAAATCGAAGGAAAACTTAATCCGTTGGGTAATGAAAAGGGTGATGATGGTATTGACGTTACGGGACCTTAATTATAACAAGGATTCGATTAACTTACTTGCGGTAGAATAATTTGTTGCAA